ATCCGGTCATTCGTAACAAGCTTCAGCCAAGCGTTCGTGCCTTGCGAGACTTGACCAAGCATTTTCGTTACCGTCAAACATTTCAGAAACTCCATAGAAATCGGAGATCCAATCTCTGTCAGAATAACTTCGTCGATAACTGGTTTCCCAGTAGTTGTCTTCGTCTTCGGCTTCCAGCCATGAAAGGTTTGCAGGATCCATGAAATATGGTCTCGTGAAGTACAATTTAGCTCCTTTAATCGAGTAAAGGGTGCACCCGCAACATATCCTTGCGTGCGGTTATTTCGTTTCGGAGTGAATTCTGCTCCTGCGACGTAAGGGTGTTGCCTGCGTAATGACTCTTCAGTCTCTCGTAACTCTTTTGTGAGAGCAGATGTAAGCTCCCATGCAGCATTTTGATCAAATCGCCATCCATGAATTTCTTGCTCCGTTAAAATTTGTTGGACTTGATGTTCTAATTCTACCCATTTAGGTAGGGTTGGAAATGATTCCATAATTTGGTGGTAACGTTGACATCTTGGACACAATAGTTTTCCATTTCTTGTGACCAGTTTTTCCAATCAGTAGACTTACTGAATGAATCTTTAAATTCATTTAAACGATAACCGTATGCTTCAAGTGAATGTCGGCCATACAATTGTAATGGCATCTTATCCCAATTGTTCCTCTTATCTATGCTCATTATGTCTTGATGGTAAAGCCTAGATAAAAGAAGAGTGTCAATGATATAAGGATTGCGGTCAAACCAAGAATAAAGTTTTCGGATAACAGGAAGATCATACCCAATAATGTTGTGACCAATAATGCAATCAGCATCATAGAGTCGTTGTATCCCGCGTACGATAGGTTCCTGGTTACCCGTGTCATTGTACGTAATAGTTTTTTCTGTACTGATGTCATGAATAGCAATGCAGTGGATGGAAGAAACATCTTTAATTAATCCGTTAGTTTCTATATCAAAGATCAGAGTCACTTCTGATTCCATACATAAGTTTTATCTACAAATTTAGCACGTTGTTTCATCTCTTCAGTAGGGGGATTTGGTGGTGTTAAAATAGCTTGTTGATGCGGTGATTCAAAAATCCGTGGCTGCGTTGAACTCTGTTTCTGGTTGAGTTTCATGGAATTTACAAGTAGGTAGATCATAACTTAACTGACAGGCAACACCAGTCTCGCCAGAGTATCTATTCTTGAGGATTCTAACAGTTGTATTAGACTGTATGCCTCCGCTCTGCTGATCTCTTTCGAGTCCAATACATGCGTCAGACAACTGTGCAATCGCCGCAGATCCTCTGAGCTGTCCAAGTGTGACACGAGCACCTTCTTCATGATTTTGATCTGATGATGTACGTTTTAGGTGGGACACAAGGAACAAAGCTATGCCTGTTCTTTCTACTAATGACCTAAGTTTAGTCATAGTAGTATC